AGTAAATCGGCTCTGATTTCGAACCCTGATTTTGTACCGTAATTGGACATAATATCCTCCTGTGTGTATGTGTGTGGGTTGTCCTTTTGACTTCCCTACTTATATTTATAACAAAAAAAAGAGCCCCGAAGGGCTCTTTGAAATCGATTATGATTTAGAATTACTACGACTTATAGAAGATTTAACACTTCGAATGATCTGTAGTAAGAGTTGGTAGAAGTAGCTGCCAATCCAGATGCCGGAACAGCTCCTACGAATGGGTTTGAAACCATACCGTAACGAGTTTTGAAACCGATTTTTGGTTGGAAAGTATTTTCACCAACTGCACGAACCATTTGCAATGGAACGTATGGGCAATAGAATAGTCCAGCATCAAACGGATTTGATCCTCTATATCCAACTGTTACATACCCTTCACCTGCAGTTACACCAGTAGGTCTTGTAGACGCACTTGCGTAATATGGGTCGATATACACTTTAAGGGATCCATTAAGGACACCTGCGAATGTATTTCCAGTGTCATCAACATTTAAATTAGTTGATAATGCTGGAGCATAGTCTAATACACCTGCCATTGCAAGTGCTGACGCTACATCACTAGAACATAGAATAAAGTTTCCTTTACCTCTACGAGTCTGTCGTGCTATAACATTAGCGTTTCTTTCAATGTGGTACATAAGACCTTTAAATTTTTCAACTGACCATCTTCCTGATGAATCAACATCTAGGTTAAATTGTCCGTTTACAGAAGTACCTGTTAGGTTGGCTTCCGATGCAACACCTTCAATCTTGGCTTGATCATTAACATTTCTAACAACTTCTCTGTTGATTTCCGCTAGGATTTCACCAGATAGAATGTTTGCTAGTTCTGTTTCTGCATCAAGGCCATGAATAGCTTTAAGGTCTTGCGCGAGTTCTATAGTGTACTCAGCTTTAAGCGCTCTGCTCTTTGCCGTAACTGTAGCCTTTTCGATAGAGAATGACATTTCTGCGATAGACGCATCAATTTCAGCTGCTGCCGTAGTATCACCTGCACCTGTTGTGTAGCCTGTTTGAATTGCAGTGTTTGCAGAGCTAGACGCGAATGGGTCGGCTCCTGCATGTGTACCTGAAGCAGAATAATCAGTATCAGCTTCATTAAATAAAGCCTCTGTTCTTCCTACTGCTGACGTAGTATCTACATATCTTGCCTTCATCGCGAAGATAAGACCTGTAGGACCAGTCATTGGTTGTACACCACATATATCATATGCTACCAAGTTTGGCATTGCTCTACGAACTAGTGAAATAAGAATTGGATCCCAGTTAGCTGCTGTAGCTGTTGCACCACCAGGTGCTCCTGCGACAGTACCAGTACCGGCTCCGAGTGCTTCTGTTAAAGCACCAGATTCTTCTTTCATTGCTCTTTCTTGGTTTTCAAGAATAACTGACGTTACAGCTCTTTTATAGCTATCTTCGATCTTTGGAAGATCAGGATGCTCTAAGACTGGTTGCCACTTTTCTTGAAGTGATTCTGACATAAACATTGTTTATATCCCCCTCATTAATACTAAATTAATCATCTAATTTAGCAAATTTACTTATTGCGGCAGTATAACCAGCCATACCTGGATCAATATTTTGTACTTCATCAGTACTTAATGATTCTGTATCACTGGAGGCCACGTTGGTATCGTCAGAGACAGCTTCAAGCTTCTCACTTTTGAAGTAGGCTTCTTTCAATGTAGAAACTTTCTCTTGGAAATTTTCTGCACTTTCGTAGTCAACATCTTCAGCGAGTTCTTTTAACTTCTCAGTCTGACTATCAGCTAGGTCATTACTGGCCTCTCTGATAATTTTTTCACGTTTAAGTTCTTCAACATCTTGAGTGAGAGAAATATTTTGTGCTACTTCCTCATTCAATTTATCTTCAGTTTCGTCAAGTCTTCCTGCTAGTTCTTCAACTACATCAAACTTGTCTTCTGGAACTTCAACGTAATGCTCATCAAATAGTTTTTTCAAACCATTAATGAAATCTTCTGTGAGTTCGGTTTTTAATCCGCGCTCGATTGCTAATTCATTATCTGAAACCCAACTTTCTGCAACATAGTTAAGATAAGAATCAACTTTTTCAGTTAAATCTTTTTTGACTTCTTCAATAGTTTCTTCAGCATCAGTTTGATACTGTTCTTCTATTTTAGTAATCTGTTCCCTAACTTTTGATGCAACAGCTGCTTCAAAAATTGTTTTAGCTTTTGTTTTGAATTCTTCGGATAAATCTTCGTCAGCTACTAAAGCGTCTATGTCATCAGTCATGTCGATTTCATAAGACTCTTTTTTTGCTTCCACTTCGTCTTCATCATTCTCGTCTTCTTCTTCAGATTTATCAGATTTAGATTCTTTAGATTCAGATTGCTCTTCATCTTCTTCATCTTCTTCTTTTTCATCTTCTTCAGAAAGACCTTTAACGAATGATTGAACTTCTTTAATAGATTTATCTTTAAGAGACTCTACTACCTTACGAATTAAGGCATTTCGACTTAGTGACTCAGACTTTTCGTCTTCATCGCCATCTTCGTCTTCTTCACTTAAACTAGCTACTGCTGCTTTAAGTGATTTAAGGTCCATTTCTTTCATTGATGTAACAGCAGATTTTAATAGATCAGCTTTAGACATTTCTTCTAAAGAAGGAATATCAGAATCATCTTGAATTTCTTCTTGATTTACTGCTTTACCTTTTTCAGTTGATTTATCTTTTTGCTTTTCTGAATCTTCAACTTCATCACCCTTTTCTTTGTTGGGTTCGCCACCAGGAGCTTTCGCTTTACTAGTAGCATCACCAGCTTTAGCAGCTGCTGAAGTTGTTTTTACTGGTTCATCCTTGTCTGGACTAGAAGCGCCCTTAGATGTAGGTACAGGAGCTTTCGTTCCTTTCCCTTCACTAATTACTTCTTCTATTGTATCTTCTAACTTCGACATTAGATTATCCTCTTACATAAATTATAAAATTATTATTTAATTCTATCTTTTGTATTATTTATACATTATAAATTTTCAAGAAATGATTTAAATATATTTAATTTCGTTTCTTGAAGTTTTTGTGTCTTGGCTCTTAATATTTGATGTTTCCATTCTTCTATTTTACGAGCTTTGATCACACCATTATCCCAAATCCATTCAACTCCTTCCATTACGCCGTTTACGAACGCATCAGGAGCAGAAGGATCTGCTACGATATCAGCAGCTGTCGCTAACTGAAAATCTGATTGCACCATTTGCACTCCACCCTTAGTGTTACTTGCTTTTAGTGAACCCATACCCCTACTTGAAACTCCTAGTCTCGCGCCATCTGAAAGAAGGCCTTTAACTATTTCTCCCATAGGAGTAGATAAAATCTTTGCTTTACCGACAAAATTGTTGCCGTCCTCGTTTAATTCTGTAATTAAATGAGATGTTCTTTCTAAATTAATCGTTGGTCCTTCTGGATGTCCTAATTCTCCATAGGCTCTCTTTTGATTAATAAATTCTTTTGTGTATCTTTTAACTTCTTTTTGCATTATCTCTTTAGGATATATGCGACCGTTTTTGTTTTTTACTTCAGTCTGTAACATAATACCTTCAATGAAGACATTTTTCTTACCTGTTTTAGGGTCTTCCTCGACAAGGTATTCTACGTTGTCACACCATTGTTCTGATATTAGTTTCATTTGTTTTCCTCGTTAAAACGCTTTATGAATATCACTTGCGTTACTAAACATTCTGTCAGCCACTTTTAACAGCCTATTCATTATTTCTGTTCTATATGATATAAGATTTGGAGACATACTCCTTTCAAGTTTATGAATTTGTATTATATTATCCATAATTTTTACTTCATTTTTCATACCAACCACACTAGCTAGATGTTTAACTGAATCATTATGTTGATTCATGTCGGTATATCTTGATATCTTACTTATATCATTTTTCCCTAATTCTTTTGCTTCACCTAACCAATTGATTTCTTTAAGCATATCATCTGTTGTTTCCCAACTAACAATTTTTTGAAGAAAATCCATTCCTTCACTCATATCTTCACCCATAAGTTTGACAAATTGTGTAGCTGAGTTTTTAGCAGTGTTCATATCCTTAAAGACACCAAGTTCTTCTGGCTCTTTAGCCGACTTTGGTTTGACCCAAACTCTAACTTTCTTAGAACCTTTCTTTTCAGCATGATAAAAAACATCAGTTTTACTAATCTTAGTTCTTGAAATCTCTAATTTCTTAGCATCAGCTTTGAAATTAATTTCATCTAACTGTGATTTTAACTCACTAAAAGTTTTCACTAGTCAACTCTCATGTCAACATCATTAGGAACACGGATACCAAGTTTCTTAAAAACCTTTTCCATTTCTTTCCTGGCATTGTTTGTATTATCTACATCTCCAATAAAAATTGAATCAACACCATCTTCCATGACTTTAGCATTTTTACCTAGTTTTTTCTCTATTTTAGGTAATTCTTTCATTAAAGCCTTATAATGTCTTGGAGATAAATCCATTAACACTATATTACCTTTAGCTTCTTTAATAAAACCCTGTCCCGGTGCTGTCCAACTACTTGAATAGTCCATAGCTACTCCTCTGTTTTTTCTTGTGTATTTAACCAATCGAGTTGTGTTTCAACTCTTTTCAAATCAATAGCGTCAAGTTGTTTGTCTTGCATAACCTTTTTAAAAGTTTCACCGGCTTCTATATTTTCACCTGAAACTATTTGATCAACAAATTCTCTTGTCTTACTCATATTACATTCCTATTTAAAAATCCATATCGTCATCATCATCATCTCCACCACCTTCAGCATCTTTTTCTTTGTCAATCTGAACAATTTCTATTTCAGACTGTCTAAGAACATTCTTTCTGATCCAAGCTTCGGAATAATATTTACCAACGAATTGATCCATTTGTTCTAGAGTATTGATTCTTTCTCTCAATATCTCTGCTTCTTTGAGTTCTACAAAATGACTATCTTTTTGAAAGTCATAAGATATATACTCTTTCATGTGTATCCAATCATCTTCTGTTATCAAATTTTTCAACAGAAGTTGAGTTTTCAAAACATCATCAAATAATCTAGAGAATTTTAGTCTAAGTCTATCAACAAATCGTGAAAACTTAACTTCATCTCTAGAAATCTCTGTCGCTCTACCAATCGCGAACGCTGTTTCTTGTTCTAATCTAGAAACTGGAACATTTAATGCTCTATACAATTTCTTTTGAAAATATAAAATATCTTCAATCTCACCAAGATTTTGTCCACCAGGTAGAGTACTAATCTCTGTTCCTCTTCCACCTTCTCGTCTAGGTAACCAGAAGTCTTCAAGCATATTCATATGCTTTCTGTCATCTTTTATCTCACCTGTGTCAGCGTTATACACTAACTTGTTACGATAACTAGTTTGTACTTCTTTCAAGTACTGTTCAGCTCTCGCTTTAGGTAAATTACCTACATCAATGTAGAAAATTCTTCTTTCAGGTGCTCTGGATATCCTATAGATAACCATCGCATCTTCTAACATTCTCAGTTGGTTTGTAGACTTCATAGCCTTATGTAAATAACCAACTACCATTGTCTTGTTATAGTCAAGTAACCCTGAAGTTACATGAGTTATAGCATCAGGATGAATTCTAACTGTCTGACCAGTACTGTTACCAGTTTTATCAAACCCTTCATCATTAAAGAGATAATATTCTTCAATCCCTTTAACTATTTCAACTCTAGTCTTTTCATCCTGTTTTTTCTCAACCTCACGAATCTTTCGAATCTTTTGTGGGTCAATGGCTCGTAAGCCTTGAATTCCTTTTTTAGGATTTTCAGGATCAACCATCTTATGATAATATAATCTCCCATCAACATACCATTTTCTGTATATGTCATGGGATAATTCCCTAAATCCCAATAATTGCAAAACTTCATTAAACTCTTTGCGCATTTTTTCTTTAGTTCCGTCTGGTATATTATTAACTCTATCTAAGTTAATAGCTACCGGCGAATCTAAATCATTTGAAGATAATGATTCATTTACAATATCTTCAATTGCACTATCACACTCTGGTACTAAAGCCATTGTTCTGTATCTAGCAACAAGGTCGGCTTCAGTTTTAACTCCACCTTCCATGTCAATAAATTGACCAATGACTCCACCAGTGGCCGCGAAGCCACCCATACCACCATCTTTAGCAATCTCAATGACTGCACCATCATTGGAAGGTGGGACGAAACTCTGTGCTTTAGTTTCCTCCCGCTTCCGTTTTATCTCGTATCCAAATAGTTCCATATTATATATTTATATCCCTAAGAAAAGGAAGTTTTAACTTCTTTAAATAAGTTATAGACTTCTTTCAAAATGTGAATATGCAAACTCTACATCAAAGACTTCAAGTTCACTACCAGCTTCTGAATCCAATTCGATAGCGCCAACACTAATAGGCCACATATTGAAAAATTCATATGTCGCTATTACTGAATCATCTCTACCTAATTGAGAAACAGTTGCTCTATCAATCATGTATTCAAATCCTACAGGACCTG